GCAGCAGATGGCGACGAACTACGGCGACGCTTCGACGCTAGGCTCGACTATCGGCATTAAGGCGGAAAAGGCTGGAAAGATTCGGAAAGCTAAGAAAGGCGGAGAATAAATGGGCGCACTCGGTGGATTAGTGAAGCCAATGGCTGATGTAGCAGGCAAGGCGGCCAAGGCGGGAAAGATCAAGAGCGTGAAGTTGAAAGTGAAGATGCAAGATCCGAAGGCCAAAGGGAAACCGCAGTTTACTCAAGATGCCAAGTGATACAGACGGCTTCCTGTCGTATGAAGGGAAGCATCTTAGAAAGATCAACAGTATCCGAAGGGTCATCTCCGCCCCGGACGCCAAGCTTCCGCCAATCCTAAATAATGGGCAAGTCGCATTCTCTCCTGCCAAAGATGCTGATGACGAACCCCGGTCCTGCTACAACTGCCCATTCTTCAACTATGAGCGCTCCTGTAAGCTCATGGCTCCCCAAATCGAGATTCACAAACTCATCTGGCCTCGCGAAGCCACTTCAGACTCCAAGCAGATTGAATACTGGCCTGTGTGTAGCTACTGGGTCCACGGCGAACCTAACTACGGTCCTGAACAGCAGTACGCCTCTATTGATCCCGACGACGCCGGACTCGGATGGGTAAACGCTCCTAAGGTCGGACAAGAATACGGCGGGACATCTTGCGGCGGTCGCAACGGCGGAGATGACTGCGATCTGTGGATGACGGACAAGGATGATAAGCGCGCAGTCGATGAGGGCTTTTGCCGGGTACTACAACGCAACACGTACAACATGGACTGCTGTAATTGCTGGATAGATGACGACTTGGTTTCTTGGGCTACCGCACAGGAACGATTCAAGATCAACAAATGACCGACCTCGAAGCACAGATAACTGTTGAGCAGAAGCAGATTCTAGAAGCGCAACAGGTTCCGGTCAGTTCCATGCAGCCATTAAATAGCGGCATGGCTGGGCGCTGTCACTGGTGCGGACGGATTAGCAATAACCTTGTACCTGTATACGACTACGGACCGCTGACTCCACAGGGGACTGCGCCAATCATCAACGAGCGCTACAAGGGGCTTGAGTGTTGCGGAGGCCGACATGTCTAGGGCCGATATTCCGATGGAATCCCCAAACAAGTATGGAAGGTTTGATGATGACATTTCAGAGCTGGTTGCTGGTGTTACTGGTGGTGTGCCTGTCAAGCGTGACGGTGTTGTTGATCGTGCTGAATCATCTGGAGAGGACACGGTGGATGAGGATTTCCTGCGAACGGCAGGGAATCCCCGCAACAAGTATGGAAGCTAACAGGCCAGTTACGAAAGAAATTGTGACGCCCAAACCAGACGTGCGGCACAAAATGAGTATCCCCATCCCTGGCGCAGATCTTTTCCGCAAAGCAAAATAAGTGGCGACAACTCCTGGTATAAATAACGCGATCTCCGGACTCGCAGGGAAAGTCTCGGACTTTTTCTCGAACCGAGATAAGGTCATTCGGTCGAAGACCGATAAACCCACTCCGCGAGAGATACAGCCGCAGTATAAGTGGGACCTCCCGGTAGACCAACGCTTACTCGGGTTGGCTGACTACTACTATCGCGAGGGCAGCTTCGAGAAGATTCAATTCGCCCGCAAGTGGATGCGGAACTCTCTTATCTTCCAGGGCTACCATGAACTTGAATGGTCAGAGATTAACGTTGCATGGGATGTCATCATGCAAGATTCGGGAGACTACGCTTTCCCGAATAACTACTACCGTTCGCTGATTCTGCACGGAGTCAGAGCTTATATACAGAATGAGCCGATCATTGAGCCCATGCCGTCGTCTACTGACCCGGCGGCTCAGGCAAGTGCGAAGGCTGCCAAGACCGCGCTAGAAGTTATCAAGCAGGGGGTAAAGTATGACTATCTCCGAGTCCTTGAGGCAATCAATCTCCGACTTTACGGAAACTCCTTTAGATACAGTTACTATTCAAAAGATCCCCGGTACGGGTTTGTGTCTGCTGCCGTCTTTCAGGATCGGGACGTATTACTGTCCCCCGGCGGTAGTATCTGCCCCCAGTGCGGACCTATGGAGGGTAACTTTGACGTTTGCCCTGGATGCCAGCAACCCATCAGTCAACACGTTCCTCCCGTAGTGCAGCGAATGCCTCAGCAGATGGGGCAGACTCGCTATCCACGCGGCGAGGTAATGGTCGAGACAGTCAACCCGCTTGAAATATATTTACGGAGTTCATCCTATGACATTTGGCACGCTCCTTTCCTCGTTCGGAATCGGGTTGTTGATCGGCTTGCTTTACAGTCGGCTTACCCGGATGTCCAGCTTGCGCCGAAGGGCGATGAGGGCGGAGGCGAAGCTTACTCAACTGGAGGAGACCTTGGACTCATTTATCTTCAAAGCCTCGCCGACCTTCCCGGCGACCCAACCCAATACGCTGCTTGGTACGAACGAGCTACTGCGGCGGCTAAGGCCCTCCTCATCGAATGTTGGCTCCGTCCCAGCCAGTACTTCTTCGACAAGGAACTAATCAAGAAATTCCCAGACGGACTTTACATCGCAAAAACTGGGGACACTTTACTAGAGGCTCGCAACGATTCGCTAGACGATCACTGGACGCACTACATCTACAACCCGGTGCCGGGAAGAATCTGGGGCGACGGAGACGACGACATCATCCCGCAGCAGTTAAAGCTTGATGAAACTGACAGACTGATTCTCAGGAATCAAGGCTACAACTCTGCGCCATTGCTGGTCATCGACTCGCAGCGAATTGACAAGAACGAGATTATCAACGACCCGAGCACGATCATTGAGGCGAAGTCCAATGGCAAGCCCATCGCGGAAGCCGCGCACCAGCTCAACTCACAGCCGCTTTCTAATGAGACGTGGCAGTGGCGCAGCGCCCACTTATCTGACATGTACTTCCACTCCCGAGTCAGTCCAAGCGCGGTGGGAATGCATCAACCAGGCGTTAACACGTTTGGTGGACAAGAAAGTATGGCCGCCAAGTCGGACTCGTCTATGCTTCCCAACCTCATTCTCTGGAAGACCGCAGACGAACTCTGGGCGCGGCAAGTCCTGAAGCTGGCAGGCGAGAACTGGCTAGACGAACGCATTCATTCCGTCATGGGGCTCAATGGTAAGTGGGAGTTCACAAAGCTCAAGGGTGACGCGCTTGATCTCGACAAGATTCGCATAGTAACGCGAGTGTTACCAGTAGACCCCTCACAGCAAGACGCTATGAGTCAGGCTATTGCTTCAGGAGCGCTTGACCCGCAAGACCCGCGAGTTAAGAGACGCCTAATGGAACTCTTCCACCTGCCCATTGAACTCGATTCCCTCTATGCCGACCAAAAGGTTCAGTGGAAAGAAATCGAGACAATGCAGCAATCCGGGCAGCAGATTCAGCCCGTGATGATCCGCGACAATGACATGGTGCACATCGACATCTGCCGGAACTGGCTGAACTCGGACGAGGCAGCGGACAATCCGCAGATTGCTCAAGTGATCCTACAGCATGCTCAGTTGCACATCATCAACATGGCGCGTCAGCAACAGATGCAGGCAGTTGTACAAGGTGCAGGCCAAGCGGCAGCTCAGGCTACCGGCGGGGCTCCGCCAGACCAGGGTCAGCTACAGGGCAAGCAACCTGAAGGACAGAAGAAACCTGGAGATCAGAGCGGTAAGCAGGGCGGGCAGTCTCCCAAGAATCCAGTTACAAGGCAGCAGAGAGCAGAGAAAGGGCAAATCGCAAGACCCAAGGGCCAACCAAGTTCCGGGAATCAGTACCACCGCACGTCGCAAACATGAAGAAACTGATTCTGTGCTTAATCATGCTGTGCGGTTCGGCCTTTGCTCAGGGATCATTCTGGAAACTTCCCCAGCCCTTACCTAACGCCAAACTCCTAGTATGTCCCATTGGAACATCTAACCCCTGTCCTTCGCCTGCAAGTATCTTCTCGGACTCGGCACTGACTCAGGTGGTAGGCAATCCGGTGAACATCGGTCCGGATGGACGGTTCGGCTTCT